TCCTCTTCGATGTGAGCACCAACACGGTGCTCTACAGCCAGGCACCGGACGAACGGGTGGAACCCGCCTCGCTCACCAAGCTGATGACGGCCTATGTGGTGTTCGAGGCGCTGCGTGACGGCACGCTGAACCTGGACACCCGCCCGCCCGTCTCGCAGGCGGCCTACAAGGCCATCGGTTCACGGATGTTCGTCGACCCACGCAAGCCTGCCACCGTGGACGAGCTGCTGCACGGGCTGATCATCCAGTCCGGCAATGACGCCGCCATCATCCTGGCCGAGGCCGTCTCGGGCAGCGAGGAGGCCTTTGCCCAGCAGATGAACGCCGAGGCACGCCGCATCGGCATGAAGAACTCGCACTTCGTCAACGCCTCCGGCCTGCCCGCCCCTGAGCACTATTCCACCGCGCGCGACATGGCGCTGCTGGCCACGCGCATCATCAAGGAGTTTCCGGACTACTACCGGATGTACTCCGAAAAGGAATACACCTTCAACGGCGTGCGCCAGCCCAACCGCAACCGGCTGCTGTACATCGCCGACGGAAACAAGAACGCCTCCGGCGAGTACACAGTCCTGCCAGCCAACAGCTTCAGCGGCGTCCTATGGCGCCACTGGGACAAGACCGACGGGCGCGGCCGCCCCACGTCGGACCACAAGACCTACACGTGGGGTACGGGGACGATCTACCTGCCGGTGAAGTCACTGGTCGAGTTCACCCTGGATGTGTGCGTGTCGATCGTGCACTCAGACTTCCAGACGGATGCGCAGAAGGACGTCGCCGTAGGCTCGTATTATTTCGGCTTCAAGCTGGATGATGCCGGGATCTGGCAGACAGAACGGCAGTACAACCGCACCTTCGCCACCCACCAACTGCGTTGGGTGCAGGAAGTCGAGAAAGGCACCCACAAGGTCGCCTACTCAACCTCTGGCTCCTACGGCGTCGATCCCTATTGGCATTTCGACGGCGGCGTCTACCCCGGCACCCGGTTCACGGTCGCCTCGCTGGGGGCGACTGACTGATGGCTGCACCCACACAGAAGGACGTCGAGGCACTCGGCTACGAGGACCTGTTCAACCTGTACCACCTGGTGAAGGCCGAGCTCGAAAAGAAGCGTCTCGTCCGCGAGGCGGAGATGCAGCTCAAGGATCTCACCGAACGTTACAAGGCCGCGGTTTCAGACGACCCGGCCAAGAAGCTAAACAGCATGGCGAAAGGCGAAACAGTCGGCCCCGGCCAGAAGCTCATCATCGACGGCGTCGAATGGACCAACTCGAGCGGCGCCTTCCTGTCGCCGCATACAGCTGGCCCCTCCCAGTATCCACAGGGGTGGCAGCGCACCGGCGCTTCGACTCCGAACCCCGCCGCGGTCCCGTTGTGGAAGATCGACACCCAGTACAAGGTGGGGGACGAAGTCAACTACGCCGGGAAGGTCTTCAAGTGCCTGCAGGCGCACAAGTCGCAATCCGACTGGACGCCGCCCGTCGTGCCTGCCCTATGGTCCCCAGCCTGAGACCTCTATTAGAAGGGAGTACCTATGAATGGTATCGAACTGGTAGACTCCTCCCTGTCGGGAGGTGAACGACATTGAGCGCATCTGAGTACGCGGCCTCACAGATGAGGTACTGGTGTGACACTGACGCCTTCGGAGGCATCGGCTACTCACAGGCCAACCGCTGGTCCGCCTACGACAACTCGGACTGGGACGGCTGGCTGCACGGTCCCGGAGAGTCGGACTGCTCCGCCGGAGTGGCCGGGGCGTGGAACATCGCCTTCCACCACGAAGGCATTGACGTACCGCTTTTCCCCCGTGATTCCTACACCGGCAACCTGATTGACTACGCCCTTGAGCGGGGCTTCATCGACGTCAGCGACTCGTGGACCGGGAACATCCCCGATGGGGGTTTCCGCCTCGGTGACCTGCTGTTCGCGCCGGGCCACGTCATCATGATCACCGACCCGAATTCTAGTTGGCCTCTCATATCGGAGTTCTGGATTGATTCGGCGGGTGACATTCTGGGTAGTGATGGTGCTGATGGCTCTAGCGCTGATAATACTGGTGGCGAGTCCCGCACAATAGGCTACTTCGATCATCCGTTCACTCAGAATGCGGCTTGGACTCACTGCATCTCATACCGTGGGCCGGAGTCTAGGACCGAGGACCTGTCGTCTGGGGCGGAGATCGCGCTCCTGTCCGAGATCGCCAGCAACTCGGGCTCGCTGCGCTACGGCAAAGAGAATGTCCGCCCCGCGGGGGACGTCATTTGGGCTCTCGACGAGATTCGAAAGGCGGCAGATCGTGGCTGAGAACGACCATCGTATGGCGGGTATCGACATCAGTATGCATCAGTCGGGGATCCGGATCGCCGACACGTACGCCGAATTCGTGTTCGTCAAGGCGACCGAAGGGTCCGGCTACGTCGATCCGAACTTCCACGACCTGGCCAACCAGACCCTCGACGCCGGGCGCTTACTGGGCCTCTACCATTTCGCCTGGAATTCAGCGAACTCGGTGGAGGAGGAGGTCAACACCTTCGTCGAGGCGGTGCAGCCCTACCTTGGGCAGGCGGTTCTCGTCCTCGACTGGGAGGACCAGGACGGAACATGGGATGTGGGCTGGGCACAAGCCTGGCTCGAGCAGGTCACTGCCCGGACCGGTATCACCCCGATCATCTACATGTCGGCATCGGTGGCGCGGGCCTACAGCTGGGAGCGGGTGGCAGAAGGTTACTGGCTGTGGGTGGCTGGCTACCCGGAATGGGCGCCGACCTACCTGACGACGCCGGACTGCCCCTATGCCCCGCTGCCCCACGGTTGGTGGGTCCTGGCCTGGCAGTACACCGACGCCGGGAGCATCGAGGGCTACGGCGGAGGCCTGGACCTGAATGTCTTCTACCGTGACCGCACCAAGTGGAAGCAGCTCGCCAATCCGTCGGGGGCGGCTGACGGCGAGGAGCTGGATCCTGCTCTCCTGTCCGAGATCACCGGAAACCTCGGCTCTCTCCGGTACGGCAAGGAAGGCGTCCGCCCCGCAGGGGATGTCATCTGGGCTCTCGACGATATCCGCACCGCTCTCTAACCCATCCGACACTACGACAGAAAGGGACTCACATGTCTCAGACCGTTGACCTCCTCACCGAGATCCGTGACAACACCGAGGCGCTCCGCTACGGAAAGGCCGGTGTTCGCCCCGCGGGCGATGTCATCTGGGCACTCGACGACATTCGCCTGAAGGTTCGCGACAAGGTCGTCCTGCTCGAGGCTCTCAAGGCTCAGAACGAGGAGCTGAAGACCGAGCTCGCCACTCTCAAGGCCGACGTCGCCGCCATCAAGGCCGCCGTCGTCAAGGCCTGACCCTATCCCCATACCCCAATCTCTTAAGGAGAACTTATGGATGCCGTGACTGCTCTTGCTACCGCCCCGGCGGTGCTGGCTCTCGTCACTCTCGCCAAGGACCTCGGAGTCCCCTCCAAGGTCGCCCCTGCGCTCGCCGTCGTGCTGGGCATCGGCCTGTCGGTCGCCGACTATAGCTTCGGCGGCACCGGGGTCTACGCCGCTGTCACCTCCGGCCTCACCCTGGGCCTTGGTGCAGCCGGTCTCTATGACGCCGCCAAGATCGTCAAGCCTGAGATCCCCGCCCCTGAGGTGCCTGAGCGCCCCGCGGCATGATTCCCTCCACGCACCCGGTGATCCAGGTGCTCACCGCCCCGGAAGTGGCCGCGGCTGCGTCCGGGGCGGTGGCCGCCCTCCTCGGGCTCCTGGTCATGCTCATCCGATCCCAGACTCACAGGCTGGAGGATAGGCTGCACAGCCTTGGGATCCGGACCGACGAGGCCCGCAACGCCGCCGACGAGGCCCGCCGCGGGGTGACGAATGAGCACGGTACGCACCTGCGGGATGATCTGGATGAGGTGCGTGACAACCTGAACACGGTGCTGGCCCGACTCGATACCGCCGAGACAGCGAGGCAGGCTGACGTTGAGCGCTCTGAAGAGAAGCTGGAAACCATCGCCCGTCGGGTGTCCAGAGTTGAGACCCACGCCGACGGGTTGAGGGCGGACCTACGCTCCCTCGATGCTCGCGTGGCTCGGCAGGAGGTCCGTACGACCGACTGCCCCAACCACTGAAGGTGTCAAGGCGTTTACAGCTCGTTACAGTACCGTTTACAGCCGACAGGACGAGGGGGTGAAGAGATGGTTCCTATGGGTCCCTACATGGCCCCCGGTTACCGAAGGGCATTCCGGGGTCTCTGGCGCGCTTTTGGTCGGTGACGACAGTCGCCGCTGCTCACAGCCACACACACAGTAACGAGCCCTGAGCATCTACTCGATGCTCAGGGCTCGTTACTCATGAAAATCCGTCATCCAGAACTCATCGTCGGAGACCTGACAATCGTAGCACTCCTGTGCCCGGATACAAGGTTAACCGGGACGCGTCCTCATAGTCGAGGGCGCAGATGAGCTTGTTGGCGAACACCCGGATCGGGGTGCTGTCTTTCGGGGGGACCCTGAAGATCCTGTCGCCGTCCCCGAGAGAAACGCTCCTGGTCTCGAACGCCTCGAACGAGCTGTTCATGGTGAGCGGAGTCAAGAAGCGGTAGTCGGGAAAGCGATTCTCCAGATCGGACTTGGCAGCAACTTTCACGGTCTCGTACATCGGCGGCTCCAGATTCCTGGCATCAGTGAAAGGCATGTTCTTATAGGCTTCGCCTTTCAATGACCGGTTAACGATCTCCTCGCGGGTTCTCACACTGTTCTTCCGGGACCGCAGCATCGCCTGTTCAACAAGATCCAGCTCCGCTGTCAGCGTGTTCAACGCATCCTCGTGAAGCTCCTCCGGCGCCGGAGTCAGGTCGTAGAAGAGCGGGCGCTTCGAGTCGGGGCCGATGCACATCCGCCCCACGACCTCAGCGGACCTCTGGTCCTCCTTGGGTAGGTCACGAACCCTTACGACGAGCCTGTTCGGGTCGTCACGTACCTGCTCCGACCCCGGGACCCAAGCCCCCTCATCACCGATGTCCGGGGTGACCTCCCACAGCGGGGTCACCTTGAAACCGTTGTCGCTGACGAGACTCAGCGAGGCAGGCGGCAGGTCGATGCCCTTCTTCCAGCGGTGCGCCGTCGTACTCGTGGGCAGCTTGATCTTACGAGCCAGTCCGTTGGCACTCACGTATGTTGCCTTCTCCATTGCTCAACCCTTCCTGTATCGCTCGCACCGGTACCCGGCGGCGGCGAGGGGAAGCCCCTCCGCCCAAGAGGCATCACCGGGCAGCTGCCCGACGTTGCACATGATCTCTGCGATCTCCTCGACATCCTCGTCCCCCTCGACCAGGACCTCATCGTGGACATGCCCGACGACCTTGTAGCCCTGCCCTGTCAAATTGACGAGCGCCGCGGCCAGCACGTCCCTGGCGACGGCTTGGACGACGTTCTCCGTCAGGCGACCGCCGTAGGTCTCGATTCGCCCCCTCGACGGGTCTATGTAGGACAGCCGCTGAACCGGCCTGCCGTAGTCGTCCTCCCGATGCATGACTCCGCAGCCGCGGTACCACAGCCGCCGCCCGCTGGGTAGAACTACGGCTCGATCTTCGCCATGGGGCGCTACGTGAATCCTTTTCCCGGCCGGACCGCCGTTGCGCCAAGCATCCTCGAGAGTGCTCCACCACTGAACCGTAGCCTGGGACGAGGCCCTCCAGGCATCCCGGAGACTGGCTAGCTTGTCATCGTCACCTAGCGCGGCACCGCCCATGACGCGCAGGGCGCCGATGCCACCGCCGTAGCCAAGGGCCAAGGTCGCCACCTTGCCGTGGAAGCGGTCGAGTCCGCCCATCATCTTCCCGGTCTCAACATAGATGTCACGTCCGTCCCGGAATGCCTGCAGAACCCACTCTTCGCCAGCCAGCCAGGCCAACACGCGGGCTTCGATAGCGGAGTAGTCCACCACAGTGAACGGTCCAACTAGCGAGGGGCGAACGGCCTTCTTCAAGTCAAGGGCGGTCATATCGTCACTGTGGCCCAGAATCCGCTTCAGACCCTCGAGCTCCTCGATCTGGGTCTTGAACCCGGCGCGGGGGAGATTCTGCATCTGCAGGCCCCGGCCGCCCCAACGCAGGGTATGCGCGGCCCCATACATGAGCCCGCCGCGGAGGCGGCCATCGGATGAGACTCGTGCCAGCATCGCGGCGAACTTCTTCGACGCGGCACCGCCTGCCTCGGCCCTTGCCTCCAGTACCGCCCTCACGTGTCCCGGCAACTCAGGGTCGGCCAGAGCATCGTCAACAGAGGTCTCACGCAGGTCATCCATGCCGACACCCTGCGCTTTCAGCCACGTCATGAGCTGGCTGACTGAGGCAGGGTTGATCGGGTTGCCCTTCTTGACCGCCGACGCCGGGCGGGGGTCAGGACCGGTCAGCTCGATCAACATCCTGGCCTTGCCCATGGCGCAGCCACGGATACGCTCATCCGCAGCCACCGCGGCCTTTGCAAGCTGTGTGTCCACCTTGATACCGACGTCGTTGATTTCCTGGTCCGCGCGCCACACCCATTGCTCATGCCCCTCGAGAGGGTCCTTGCCTCCGCAGAGCTCGATCGTCTTGCCGATGGCGTCGCGCATCGCCTCGACGTCCTGGCGGCAGTATCGGATCCAGTCCTCAGTGCGCCTGTCCCCCGTCATCGGGCGACGGACACCCCGGCGGTTGGGTACGGAGAACCATCGGATCAGGTCGGAACCGGCTGAGTCCTTGGGGGCTGAGCCGACGGCTTCGGTCCAGCCCATGAGACTGCGGGGGTAGCCTGCTAGGGCCGCCAGAGCCATCGTGTCGTACCACCAGCTTGACGGGAGCATCACCCCGTCGGGGGCATCGAACAGGCCGCGCGCACGCAATCGACCAGTCAGCACGATCCGCTCGAAGTTGGCGTTATGAGCCGCCTTCTCAACGCGGTTGCCGGTCAGACCCAGAACTACCAGCTTCTCCAGAAGCTCCCTCTCCGCCTCGTCGTCATCGGCGTACAGAACCTCTACCGGATCGTCGTCGATCGCGTAGGCAGCCAGCAGGACACGAGTGGTCTCATGCTCTGCATACTTGTAGACGCCTGACTTTTTCAGGTCGCAAGCAGAGTAAGTCTCTAGGTCAAGATGAAGACGCTTAGTCGGCTTCATTCGGCCCACCCACTTCCACGGTCTCATCGGCCTGGAAGAAATAGGACGCGGTCTGCCCGTCGATACGCTCGATACGAACGCTCACCCAGTTCAGGTGCTCGTATCCCTCTCCGTGGCATTTGATGACTCGGGAACCGAGTACCGGGTACAGGTGCCCGTTCATGTAGATGGCATCACCAACCTTCAGGTCCGCGGCCTGCTTCTCGGTACGCTGTAGGCTCATCACTGCTCTTTCTCTCGTGGTAGGTCTTCTGTCTTCATGTACAGCTCTTGCACCGCTACAGCCACGCTCACCACGAAAGTCGAAGCGATGAGCTGGACTACGAAGCCGTCGCACACCTGTTTCCGGCTCATTGGCGTCGACTTATTCAAGTACTCCAGCTTGCAGGCCATGTCCTGGATCGCCTTGGCCAGTCCGATGCGGTCGTTAGCGGTCTCCGTGAGGTGGTACTCCCAGAGCATCGATCAGTGAGTCCAGGGCTGAGACGCCGTCGGGGCACCGACAGCGGGACCGTACTGGTAAGCGGTGGTCGGCGACGGGGCGGCCATCGGCGCCCGGAACGGCGACGGATAGGGTGGGGGATACGCCGCTTGACCGGGGCTCATCGCCGAGCCCAGACCCTCGATAGCGCCGACAATGGGCTGTGTCCCGGCGGCCCCGCACTCGTGGCTGTTGAGGAACATGCCGTGCTGGCAACCGGGGCAGCGCCCCATGATCATGCAGGGGATCAGACCGAGCCCACAGGTGGCCAGACCGATCGTCCATAGAAGCAGCTTCCGACCGAAGCAGTAGGCGCCGTTACGGCAGCACTTGCACTTGGCGCAACCCTGGAAGTTCATGGTCGTCATTTTCATCGTGGTACCTCGTTTCTACGTGGTAGGTCTTCCGTGCTCGTGCCTCGAGCATATCAAATGATGGCGGCCACAGTCAAGAAAATGTGGCCGCCATCACTGTGTTCAGTTGTCTTCTGTCAGCGCTCTGACAACCGCATCCGCAAGGTCCTGGTGCCCTCGCAGGGCGGCCTCGACGTTGACGTCGATCGTGCCGGGACACCGTGCCACCGCCACAGTCACCGCGTAGGACTGACCAGGCCTGACAAGGCGCCGATTCGCCTGGCTCCACTGCTCCCACGACCACGGCAGGGACGACCACACGACCGTATGCCCCGGCCCCTTCTGCAGATTCAGCCCGTGCCCAAGAGACAGAGGGTGCGCCAGAATCACCGGAATGTCGCCTGCATTCCAGCGATCCACCAGATCTGGTTCATCCGCGCCTACCGCCCCAGGCAAGCGCTTGCGCAGCTCCTCACGCTCTGCCACGAAGCGGTAGAGCACCAGCGTCGGGGAAGCCGCCTGCTCGACAGCCTCGGCTACGGCATCCAGCCGGTCCGTGTGAACCACCTGGTAGGGACGCAGAGGGCCGCTGCCGTCGTCCAGCAGGTCAGGGTCCTCATAGACGACGCCTGCCGTGATCTGGCTGAGACGGGACGAGACGGCCGCCGCCGTCGCCGCCGTAGCCACGCCCTCACGCAGGGCGATCGCACCCTCGCGCTCCATACGGCGGTAGAGGAGCTGCGCCTTGGTCGGAAGCTCGACGTCGATCGGAACATCCAGCCGCTCGGGCAGATCCGGCGCCGCCGGGTCGTCGTAGGACACGCACAGCGAGATATCCCTGATCCGATCCAGGACATCGTCACGCGCGCCCGGACGCTCCAACCACTTGGTGACCACCCCTGACGGAAGGCGGTCCGCAGCGTACATCCAACGCTCTCGGAAGGACGCAATCGACTTCCCCAACCGCTCGCCGCTATCGGCCAACCGGAGCTGCCCATACAGGTCGGACAAGCAGTTGGGCGCCGGAGTACCAGTGAGCAGGGCCAGACGACGCACGCCCGCATGCGGCCGCATCAGGGTCCTCACGGCTGCGTGCGCCTTCGTGGATGGCGTGCGCACCGTCGTGGACTCGTCCACCACCACCGTGCGCCACCGCCGCGCCCCGATCGCGTCTTTCGCAGACCGAATCGACAGACACACCAGGTCGAGGTTGGGATCATGCAGCACCTCGGCCCTCTGCTTCGGACCGCCCCCGGCTACACCGCAGCGCAGGGCTGGAGCCCACGTAGCTGCCTCGACCGGCCACGTCATCCGAGCCACGCGGGGCGGGGCCAGGATGAGCGCGGGCTGCATATCGGGGTCACGGGCAATCGCCGTCAAGGTCGCGGCGGTTTTCCCCATCCCCATATCGAGAAGGATCAGACGGCCTCGTGCATCAGTGCCGGAATCCAGGGACAGGACCGCCGCCGCCCTCTCCTGGTAGGAGCGCAGCGGCGGCGGTCCATCTATGAGAGCGACCTCAGACGGCATCAGTCTCCATACCCTCATACGCATCCGGCGCCCATGTGGACAGCCACGTCCAGCGGCGTAAGACATCACTGGCGACCGTGTCGGACTTCAGGTCCATCTCCTGGGTACGCAGCAGAGGGTGGTCAGACCCAATGATGCGGCACTCTAGCCGCCCTAGCCGCCCGTCGGGGCGGGGCTTCTCATAGGGCTCGCAGACCAGCTGCATCGGCGCTCCGGTCCTGGGGTCAGGCCCCTCAAGAACCCACTGCCCACGACGAACCGTCGAGTGCATCGAGAGCGCCACACTCGGCGAGAGACGGGGGAGGATCGAGCCGAGAAGCCACAGCGAAGCGTTTGCACAGCGGAGCGCCCGCTCACGACGCTCATTGGCCTGAGCGTTCACAGCAGCCCGAACCCTTCGACCTCGCCGTCGTCAGTCAGCGGGGTGAAGCCACCGTTGGCCGGGGTGACGGCACCAAGAGGCTTGCCCTCACGGGACATCTGCAGGCTGTTCAGGCCGAAGCTGATAGCTCGATTGCCCTGAACATCAAAGTAGAACGCACCCAGATTCACGCGACCGTAGCAGCCCGACCAGATCTTGGATTTATCAGTGATCGCCTGCAGCCGTGAATCGACGACGACGGGTGCGCGGTCTGCCTTGGCGCTGACGGTCATACGGTAGTGCCCGGCGCGCTCGGGGTGCGACTCAGTGTCGTCCTCTTCATCGCAATCGTGAAGGGTTGACTTGAGTGTGTGAAACTTCGGCATCACAGGGCGGCGGGCAGCCGCGGCATCGTAGGCGTTCTTGACCGCCTCACGGATCGCCTGGACAGTCAGCTCACCCTCCTCTGTCTTGGGGATGAGCAACTGAACGCTGTACCGCGGCGTATCGGTAGCGCGCACCGCGTGGGGCTCGAGGACATGCAGGTAACTGAAACGTACCTCCCCTGTGGTGACCTTGGTGTCTTTGACGACGGGTGTCATGTTGACAGGCATCTCGTGTTCTCCTTGGTACTAATAGGTGTTCGTGGTCAACTGGTTCGTGTTGTGCGGGTCAGTCTAGAATTACTTGCCAGAGCATCTTGAGTGCCAGAACGAAGACCGACCCAACGAAAGCTGTGATCAGCCCGCCGAGCCCCAGGAAAGCCATCAGAGCCACCCCTACAACAAACTTCTCATCCTTGGTTTTGTTCTCCAGGTCCATGTGTCACCTCCTCATTTCGTCCGGACGAGCCTTGGCTCGCCCTCTGTAATCGTGATCGCATCGCCGAGGACGTCGGCGACCTCAGCCTTGCCGTTGGCCCGCTCGAGCTCCGTCAGGCCCTTCCAGGTCGGAGGATTCACCCAGTCCGCCGGAGCGTCCGGCGGCGGGTAGCCGACGATCTTCCTCCGCTTCACCCCCGGTTTCAGCCCCCAGCCCGGCACCGCCGCCGGGTCGAGATCAAGCATCCGGGTCGCGGTCAGCTTGGCAGCGCTCATCCAGTTCTTGATCGCCGTTATCCGACTCAGTCCGTCAGCCAGCTCCTCTGGGCTCAAGGTCTCCGCGTCAGCGTCGAACCCGTCGGCAAGCACCCATCGTTGCTGAGCCGTGCACATCCCGGCGGCGGGGCACCATCGGCATGCCTTCTCGCCAGGGCCGAAGCGAGCTTCCGGAGATGCCGTCTCGGCAACGGCGGGCTCGACAATCCACCGGTACCAACTGACGAGATCGGCGGCGGACATAGTGTCCTGGGAGATCGAATCAAGCCGGGGCTGAACGATCACCATCGTCACTGTCTCGATCGAGCCCAGCGCCTCGAAGAGTCTCAGTGCCCCCAGTGCGTACAGGCGCAGCTGCGGATTGCTCTTGGCGCTGACGGGGACACCCCGACCAAACTTCAGGTCGATCACCTTCAGCTCACGCCCATCGGGGGACAAGGCGATGCAGTCGGCGGTGCCTGTGCAGGAATTGTTGCCGGGGTTCACCCGGCGCTCCAGCATGATCGTCCAACCGTTCTCATCCAGGTCCTTGACGGCCTCGAGGTAGGGGCCTACTTCCGTGGAGATTCGATCCCAGCCTAGTGACGCGGTCTCCTCTGGTAGTACGTCCCGATGACGCTGCCACCAGTGGCCGACGTCCCCCGGGCGGATCGTGCGGTTCTGCAAATACCGGGTCAGAATGGCTTCCGCGGCCTCATGGGCTGCTGTCCCCTCAGCCGCCGCCGCGGAAGTCGTCTCCTCGATACGGCCCTCGCCGCGCAGGCGCTCTACCAACTTGACGGAGGCGGGGCACCGCAACCACCTGTGAGCGGCTGACGGGGAGAGTACTGCGTGCGCCCTCTCGGCGTGGCCGCCCTTGGCCACCACGCCGCAACGCTTCTCAGGCATCGTTCCGAGCGGCTTCGAGAGCCTTCAGGAGCGCCGGAAGATGGTCGGCAGGGCATGAGGTCACTGAGGGCGCACCGGCCTCACGGAGAGCCTTCACGGCGTCGTCCTGACGTCCAGCAGCGATGAGCTCAGTGACGATCTCACGCGCCTTGTCGCGGGCCGTCTCCTCGTCGAGCTCGTTGGACGAAGCTGGCTTCGGCTCGGGCTCAGCAGGTGCCTCCTGATAGACCGGCTCGGTCTCGGGTGTCAGCTCCTCGGCAGGATCAGGGGCCGCCTCGTCGGCGGCGTTCGAGAAGTAGATGCCCGTCAGAGTCTTGATCGCATCCCGAATATCCTGCTGGTTCTCGATGGTAAGAGTGATTCTCATTGATGCCTCCATGGCTCTCTTGTCTGTGGTGATACCGATGTTACCAGGTGCTCGGGCTCAGAGCAACCCTCCGGAATTTCCGGATCGTACGAAAACACGCTGCCGCCCATAGCCCGGAATCGTCTGCCATGACGTCTGTTTCCACCCAGCTCGACGCAGGGCTGCACTGATCTCACGAGCCGTCTGCCGGGTATAGCCGCGCTCATCGCGGCCCAACACTTCGACCCACGCCTGACGGGCGCACACCCTCTGGACCCGGCCTGTCTGCTGTACGGCGTCCAGCTCACCGGACCGGATACGACTCCACAAGAGCTTGCGCTTGCCAAGTGGCATCTCGTCGTGGTCCTCCGGGACCTCCGAGTCGAGCATGTCGCCGACCTCGCCCGCCAGGTCACCGATCGGGTCAGCAATGTGCGTCTCACGTCCCCGGGCCAGCAGAGCATGCTCCTCAGATGTAGGCAGTGACGCCTTCTCCAGCGCCTCCGGGGTCGGCCACAGCTCCCAGCACTGAGCCCAGACCTGACGTGCCCAATCCTTGTCGTGGAGGGCCTTGAAATCGGCGTCCCGCTCGATCGTCACAGGCAGGAAACGCCGGGCTCCCTGGGGGTAGTCGAGGAACGTATGGTCGTTCGTCGTCGCCCATACGCAGGAGCGACGCTGCAGAACAGTCACCTCACGGGCGTAGGGCAGACGTACTTGGTCCTCGGTCTCCGTCAGCCAGGTGCGGACAGTCGCCCAGTCCGAGCGGCGCACCGTCTCCAGCTCGTCGAAGTCGGCGATCCAGGCCCGGGACAGCTTCATAACCGAGTCTTTGGACGTGACCTCAGGGATCGTCACCGTGTGGCCCAACGAGAGCGCCCGGACGAACGTCGTCTTGCCGCGACCCTCGCCGCCCACCAAGGTCAGGACATAGTCCGCCTGGCAGCCCGGCTCCAGTAGACGGCGAAGCGCCTGGGCCAGGGCTATCCGAAGCGAGACCAGGTTGGCCTCGGTGTCGTCGGCACCCATCGTCTTCAGAAGGTTAGACCCGAGACGGTCCTTGCCGTCCCACGTGCCCCGCAGTGACTCGACCTCCATGCGGATACGGTCAACGGCGTCGATACCCCGGCGGCGCTCCACAACGCGACGAGCTAGGGCGAGCGATTGAGACGGGACGATCTGGTACTTCAGCTCCAGGTACCCGGCTAGGTAATCCTCGTCGCTGCTGGAGAAAGTGTCACCGGCGAGAGTGTCCGCCTTGCCGATATTCCGCCACGGAGGCGGTGCAATCCATCGCAAACCGTTCTCACGCACATCCGGAACTATCTGTTGAACAACGGGATCATGTTCGTCAATCGCAAGTATCACGGGTTCTCGCAGTCTCAGTTCACCGTTCTTGTTGCGGTAGGGGGACAGCTTCGCCACCCAAGCCAAGTCGTCCTCGACAGTGGCTGAATCGGTAGCAGGATCGGGGTCAGGCTGGGCGACCTGGGTTTCCGTTGGAATCTCAACACTCTGCGGGGTAGGTGTAATCGGGGTAGCGGAAGGGGTCGGCAGCTCCTCGATCCCGACGTCCTCGGTCATAAGCCGGAGCACTGTCGGGTCGGACATCGCTTCCTGGATCATCGCCTTCGACGATGGCCACTTCGACGGGTCGCCCATCTTACGGAGCTTCTGCGGAGACGGGTTCAGGGAGCCGTGCCGGTGCAGGCCCGCTAGGGTCAGCGGATCGACGGCGCCCACCAGCGCACCGCAAGCGGGGTCGGTGACGTGGTGGGAGTAGACACGCTCGCCGGGCGTGCGTACCAGACCCGGTGAATGGGTCGAACCCTCCAGGAGCCACGGCCCGGATTCTCCGCCCTCGTAGGGGAGATCCCAGTAGGCGATAGTCCCGGCGATGCCCCACTTCCTGGCCACCACGCCAGCGACGCCGGGCAGATCGGTGGCGGGGCGACGAGGGCGCCCCCGCATCGCCGGAGGGGTCTGGGCCTGCTCGATCGCCTGACGACGGGCGGCGGCTACATCCAGTCGGGTGCCGGTGACGGCGAAATGCTGGTAACCAGGGCGCCGGGAGGGCAGGTAGCTACCCTGCGCGGCGCGCTGAGCTGAGGCGTCGAACTCCGGCAGGTCGGACTGTACTTCGCGCAGGCGGGCAGCGAGCCCGGCGCAGGCCGCCGGGTACTCACCAGACGGAATCGGATCGCCCAGAGGAAAGATGAGGCGCCAGGACTGAGATTCCTCAGTGTGGGACCAGGTTGTATGTGCGATCGCCTCCAGGCCGAGGGACTCCACGGCGTGGCGAGGGGGCACGGGGGAGTGGTCGAGGTCGAGGATGAGTGCCCAGCGGGACTGGACGTGATTCTTATCTCGGCGGGAAGTGGTCGAGTCGTTCAGCTGCCCCGCCAAAGTGCCAGCGATGTACAGCGGCGCCGCCGACTTATCGGCGTACGAGGGTGGGTTCTCGACCTGGCAACGCAGGTAGCCGAGGCCGTCGTTGGTCTCGAGGTGCATGATCGGAGAGTTGACCGGGCCAGTCCAAAGTTGGGTGTTCATAGCCCTTCAATCGTTTACGTGATTCGATGACTCCGAAATGTACTCTACTCCTCGCGTGCGCCTGGCGCCACCAACTCGTACAACTTGCGCAGCCGCAAGAGTCATGTACACTGAAACCACTGGACCGATCATCGTTTGCGAGCGGCTAGTGACTTCCCGCGGCGCCCCCGCGCTGTTTGAGCAGCGCGGGGGTGAAGTGGCTCTGAAATCTGGTGGGTCAGCCAAGAAGGCCCAGTATTGGGGTGGTGTGGACTCAGCCAGATTCTCCTCGAGAACAGAGTCGTCGCCCCCGTACTGCTCAAACAATACGGGGGCGAAGTGGTTCCCGGACCAGATGGGTCAGCCTAGAAGACCAGAGATGACCTGATACGGCAGGAATTCATTTAAAAGCTTGTTGAGCTCATAAGCCTCACGGATGTTGCGGTCCATCTCAATCGCCGTCTCTCGGACTCGGGCCTCAGCCTTCAGGTACATCACCAACCTGCGAGCCCGCTGCGCCGATTCATACCACGCTAATAGCCGCTCGCGCTCTGCCGTGCAGCCACCCTCGTTGATTTTCCGGGTCGTGTCCTGTGCCCTGTCGATCTCCAGCAATATCTGCCACACCGCTAGGGCCCGCTGGTAGCTCGCCTCCTCGAGGCCGTCCAAGAGTGTGAAGTGACGCTCCCGCCACATAGACGGGGCGTATGTAAGGTCATTCACCGATTGGATCATCTGACTCAGCAGGTGCCTGACGGGTGTGGAGGAGGGACGTGTGTAGATGCCCCGGTAAAGCCGCATCGTACGCGACGGGTCGGACGCCGGATCCAGCAAGCGGGGCAGAGAGACTGCCCACCCCGCGGCGTAGTCAGGCACCAGTAGAACCGCAGGCTCAGTGAGAACATCGCCCACGAACACTCGCGCCTGGAGCGCGACCCGGCAATCCCTCGGCCGGAACTCGAACCCGTCGAGCTCCTGCAGGTCGCTCAGAAAGAGCTCTCGATCCTGATCAGGGATACCAATGTCAGCAAAAGACGGCTGAACCGTGTTGGGCATGCCGACTATTTGCAGCTCGATCTCACGAGTCTCCTCAACAGTCAGGCTGCTGAACACGTCCTGGTGCCCCTCCAGCATCCCGACAAGACGCTGCGTTTCGCTCTCAGAGAACATCGGTCTCACCCCCGTCGGGGGCGGCCATCTCGTTGATCCCCTCTATCCATCGGCGCACTTCGTCCTCATCATCAATCCGTGCCAGCCACTGACGCACCTCGTCGGCGCCATACAGCGTCGTCACCATCACTCCAGTCCTCTCCGCGGCCTCGTGCCACCGAATCTGCCAGGGGCTCAGCCGCCCCCGACGAGTCTTCATCTCGATCAGATGGGCCCGCCCACGCAGCAGCACGAGCCGGTCCGGAACCCCGCGGCGTGTGGGCGCCATCTTCTCTACCAACCCACCACGGGCCTGCACCTCGAAAGCCAACAGGCGTTCATCCTCACGCTCGCGGCGGTGAGTGCCGCTCTTCGGTTGTGGTGGACGGTGCATCACTGGCCCCCTCGGGTGTGCCGGTACTCGGAACGGCAGTCATGGATGGCCTCGGCTATGCCGTCGATGACAAAGGGGCATTGATCCTCTTCAATCGACAGCCTCCTACCGAACGGATGGCCTCGGAGAATCCGGCGCGGAGGAGTCAGCTCTCGGTTCCGCACGCCAGAGACCAACCGCGTCGCAGCGAACAGAGTCAGGTCGTGATGGCCCGCCAAAGCACTGACGAGAACCACCAACCGATACCAGGTCCCGGTCCAGTCGAAAACAACCCATAGCCCTAGACTGTCGATTAACTCGCCCGCGTCAGGGTGTGTCTGCTTGAACTGTTCGGCAGTCATGATCCTCGAAGGGACGAAAGTCCCAGCCGGTGAAAGGTCCCTGTGGCGAAGGAACCCCTCGTAGTCAAGGCGCTCACCCAGGTTCTCTATAAACGTCTCGGCACAGGCAAGGATCTCAGAACCCGAAATACCTTCGTGGAAACCCTCCTGTGTCATCACTCGCTGTGAGCTATCCATGGCTCGTCCCCTTTGTGATATTCGAAATGGGCTTGTAGTACCTCGATGATGTGTGTGAGCACCTGACCTCGGTAATCCTCGCTCGGCTCGACGAAATCGGACTTCCGGTATCGGAAGGTCAGGAGCTCATCCGGGCCCGTCAGGTCCGGCACCAGCCTGCCATGCAGCCCGTGGGTCGTGACGAACAGCGTGCAGGTGTCACCGTCATCGTGAACCTTGAGACTCGTACGCACATACAGCGCGAGACTCATAGCGTCTGGAGTAGACACCCACAGTTGGTGGACGCTGAACTCGCCCCCGACGTCGAGGAACCCATACGTCTCGTCGAAGTCACCTCTTGAAAGGTCATCGGAGATGTTCGACGGTGGGAAGTTGCGGGAACGCGGCTCGAGTAGACCAGCTTCATCCAGATCCTCCGCCAGCAGACGGGTGAAGTCATCGGAGAACCGGGTAGCCTCCTCGACAATATCCGTGAACCATTTAGCATAGATCTCAACCGCCCTCTGCATGGCGGACACAGCCTCACGCAGTCTTTGCAGCTGTGCCTTCATAGCCTGCTCGTTGATTTTGGTCTCTTCAGTCATCAGCTCTTCCTTTCAGTGCTCGATGCCCCATCGCCGGAGCGGTAGGCCCGCACTCGAGAGGCCGATGCCCCAAGGAGCTCAGCCAGATCGCGGGATTTCACATGCGCCAACCGGATGTCACGGAGGGCTTCGGTCCAGGACCGGTGACACTCAGCGCGCTCCTCCTCAGCCTGACGCTCACCCATCCTGTCAGTCATCGCGTTCAACAGGATCTCCCGGATCACGACCGACTCTCGACGGTCTGCATAGCGCAGACCGTAAGCCGATGACATGGAGGCGGTGTTGTACAGGACGGTCGAATCCAGCTGCATGTCAATGCCGACAAGAGTTTCCCAGGCCGACTTGATCCTGCTCAGGGACTCCATCGATTCAACAGAGGCGGCAGTGTCCTCCACGGCCATGTATCTCCACGTCCAGGGCAAAAGCTCTAGCACCCCACGCGCGGTCAGGAATTCCTTGAGGTACCCGTACCAGGATCTGACCTTACTGAGCTCCTCGGCAAAGGCGTACAGAGCCGCGCGGCTGCTGAGAATGACCCGCGACCGAGCCAGCAGCCATGACAGGCTCACACCCCAGGCGGCGGGAAAAGTTGGTGCGCCGAAGGTAATCGGATCGAACACCGGATCGATATAGATGTCAGGCCCGTTGTAGGGCCGATCTACCAGATTGAAGATCACCCCGAACCGCAGGCCCTTGACATACATCCGCTGCCCATCCAGCACACACAGCCTTGACCGCGTAAGGTCGAACTCAGCCATGTCGGGAGTGCGACCGGAGGCGCTGAAAGGCGTCCCGCACAGTGTCAGCGTGCGCAGGCTGTCCATGTCCCGACGGGTGAGCTCACCGAAATCGTTGCCGCTCATCAGTCCTCCTCATCCTCGAGATCGTCAGCCGTCCTGAGCGGGCGGCGCTCCTGCTCAAGAGCGTCCAGAGCGGCGCGGAGCAGAAGCCGATCCAGGGCGCGAGACAACGCGGACACCGCACCCTCAAGGGCGCAGCCCTCTGCGATAACAGCCCCGTCGCGGCGACGGAGTAGGTCCCAGCGGGTTAGCTGCATCTGGCTCAACAGCGTCGCCACACACTCTCCCTCGTTGTTAAGCGTTATCGCGTTGCCTGGATGGAATTGAATCGCACCTGGAGCGAGCATGAAGGCGTCCACGGTAAGGGGTATGTCGGACTTGGTCCTTGCCTTCTCGGACATCAAGAAGGCACCGAAGACGAGATAGACGTCGGCAGATTTCACGTAGAACCCGGGACCGGCGTAAGTGGTGAGCCTGACGCAGATGAGCCCCGCGGGGTGGCGATCGTCGAAACCGAATGCATCAGCCCGAACCCGGTAGGCGTACAAAGGCTCCACCGCAACATCGGGAACCCGATCCCCCACGGGAGGGGCGTTGAAGCGCATCATAGACCCGAGGGCCGAACCGCTCTCGAGAATGATACGAAGTATGTGGTCGATAGCCGCCGAGTCCTCGAGGTTCAGCATCGAGGCGCTCAAGTCACTGTAGAGGTCACGCGCAGTAGAGCCGTCCCGGCTGATCATCGCTCGGCCCCCGGCGCGCGCATGGCTACCGCCTCGCGCAGCAGCTCGGCCTGAATGATATCGACCAGGTTGTAGAGACTCCGGAGCTCGATGGCGTGCGAGCTTGGTCCCGGCCGCGCGCCTCGAATGCGGCCCAGCGTGCTCACCACCACGGGGGCTGACACTTCCTGAGCCGTCGGGGACCCATGAGCCGAGCCATTCATGACGGAGTGATCACTGTCGAAACCGATGACAGAGTCGATCAAGAACACCTGGGCCATCACATTGGGTGAAACATCGCCCGTGTGACCCGCCTCAACCCCCACGAAGATCGCGGGGAGTGTCAGGACCGGAGTCTCCCCGTTGTCCGCGAGCGTCTCCACTCGCAGCGTGATGAGGACCGTCGGGGACGTTCGGGCCGCCCACGGGGCGAGCCTCGGGTCACAAAGGTCCATACTGAGGATCTCTGCATTGGTGACCCTGGAGTAATTCGGATCAACCCCTAGAGGTGTCTCCAGGGCGCTCAACTGTGTCTCAACCTGCTCCGCGAAGGCCTGTACGAAGTCACAGAAGCGGGCGGTGGTTCGCGCGGGTCGAAGCCCCGGCCCGTCGGAGGGGGCGAGCGGCACCCGGCCGCGAGTGGCGTAGATGATGGTTGGTTGGATTGTCATGAGTGGTACCTCCTCGGCAGTGGTGTGATCGGCTTACGAGCATCAGTGTAGCAGAGGTTGGGGAGAACCAGAAGAGGGTAGGTGCAACGTAGTCAGTGACTGTGTGATCGTTGGAATCACGCGGATTCGGGCACCGGGTGCAACCAACTTGAGGGTGGCGGCGAATTTTATTCGAGGAACAGGGTCGGTGCGGAGGCGGGGAGCACCGGCGATGAGTGGCTAGTACCGGGCGGACGCCCCCCAGCGAGGGGCGGCGGGAGACCCCGAAGACGGTGCGGGCGTGCCTTGAAGCACCCGTCGAGGGACACGTGCAACGTAGTCAGTGACTGTAGAAACGTTGGAATCACGCGGATCTGCACTCAGCGGGCGCACGCAGGTGCAGGCCAGGGAGAAAAAAGACGGAGAAAAACACGTCGGGCGCGGAGAAGTATTTTTGACAGGCCTGGAAACACGCGGAAAGATATTTTTCCGTGACCTGGGTCACTGGGAGAATATTTTCTTCGAGGGTAGGAAGGTATTTTTCCGTGACCTGGGTCACAGGGGGAGGAGACGATTTTTCCATTTTCCACCCGTCGAGGGGGCGGGCGAAGCCCGTCAGTGCGCCCTCGGTGACGGCTTGGTGACCCGTCGGGTGCGGGGGTTTTACCCCGTCGTCCCAACGATCTACTACCCCCTATCACCCAATCACTCTACTCTTCCTAGATAGAAGGAGAGTAAAGGATTAAATAGAAAATAGGAAAAATCAGATGGGTGAGTGGGGAATTTACGTATTTAAAACGTACCCCTAGAGAGTTGTAGGGCTACGTGCGCGTTCAGTGCGTGCAAGGATGGACGGGCTTCGCCCGAGCCCTCGACGGGGAGGACCGCTGCGCTGGGCGACGCTGGGGCGACGTCTGGTAGACTGGGTCGTACCTACCAACCTAGAGAGAGGTACTGTCATGGATGACGGGCAAGAAGCAGTCGTGCAGAACCCGACGTGGTGTGGGCGAGGGGTGCAATGGTGTCGGGTCCATGACCTGCGGGTCGGGGACAGGCTGATCACCCCTGTTGGGGAAACACGGGTTACAGGACTTATGTCCCGGCGCAACTCCAACCGCAATTTAACGATCATCACGTGCGCCCTTCCGGTCAGGGGTGACTTCACATTCGAGCTCAAGCCGAGTCAGTGGGCCATGCGGCTCGAGCGGGGCGGGTCTCGGAAGGAGCCCGTCGTCAGGACCGTCTCCGCCGAGGGTGTGAGCGTCGGTGACTGGGTCTGCGTCGAGAACAATCGGTGCCACAAAGCAACGATCGTCTCGAGCGCTCCGGGCGGCATCACGGTGATGATCCTCGACCCAGAGGCCAGAACCATTGATGGCGACCTAGCCATCAATGCATACCATCTGGGTGACGAGGGGCAGAGCATAACCAAAGCCCCTGCGCTGGGTTACTTGATTTTCGAGGGGCCGGCTTCCAGTTCGGTCAGCATCCTCGACGAGGGGGTGACGGCATGAACCCCGAATTCGAGTTAGTCATGGCGACCCAGCTGCGCGCGGGGGACCGGATCGATGTGGCCGGAACCATGGTCGAGGTTGAGTCTGTGAGTATTGCCGTCGGTAAGGTCGGGCCTGTATGGGTATCGCACGGAGGCCTTGATCGTCGGAGGACTTTGATCGGGAGCACAGAGATCACTATTGAGTACCGATCGGGGGCGGTCTCCGGAGCCCTTCACGTACCCGAAGACTTCCAGGCCCTCCGAGAGGTATCTACCTCGCTTACTCCGGCGGGTGAGGAGAGCGAGGTCTTTACCGATGAGTAGGTGGCTAAGCCGCCGAGTGTGCAGGACCAAGTTCGACGAGTCGCGCTTCCGGAGGTCCACCCTCCGTCGGGTGCCGATGGAGGATGCCCCTGTCGGGGGTAAGGTCTGTCTCGGGGCGATGCACACCTATCGGGTCGGAGGCGTCATAGGGCTGCCTGGGATGGGGGCTTCTCGACGGGTGATCCTGGAGCTTTACCCCTCCTCGGCACCCCTCCCCGATATCGGGGTCATCCTCGAACTTAGGGAGAAGCCCCTCCTCGAGGAGGGGCAGGACCTCATCCCGGTCGGGTCGGTGGCCATGGCCCTCATCGGGCCATCCGACTCGATTGTCACCCTTATCGAGGACGAGGAGGAGCACCCCGATGCTTGAGTCACACACCAATTTCGATCTCGGACCCCTGCCTCGGCATCGGCCCATCCAGGCCGGGGAGCTCCGGGCCGGGGATCGGATCGTCGATCTTGATGAGCTGGAGGTCACCGAGGTCGTTGAGGTCGTCCGGCGCACCGATAAGTGGATCGTTATGGACGTGTCTACCGACGGGGGGTGGGCTTTCCGGACGAAGCGGTCCGTCGATCAGGAGGTCGAACTTGCTGAACCCATGTCGATCGATGAGGTGGGCAGGCTGATCAACCGGTACGTCGGTGACGGGCCGGACTCAGTCCGGTGGGAAGCGGAGTTGTTGGTGCAGCTCGCTGACGGTGACGGGACCGATCCGGAGTGGGAGCTCTCGGTAGCCTCGCACTTCGCTCACTCCTTGTTGGACCGGAGCGCCGTCGATCTGGTTCGAGGGCTCCTCGACTACATCCATCGGATGGAGGCAAAGGGCGATGAGTGATCCCATCATCGTGCCGGTGATGATCGGTCCGCCCTCTCATCGAGGTGAGCTGATGCTTCCGGCGATGAGAGGTCAGAGAGTGTCGCGGCGGCCGGGCGACCGGCGCCGGGCTCTCGCCTCGCGGATACGTGGAGCACGAAGGCTGGCATGGTTGCATCGGAGGCTGACTAGAGGGTTGGACTACTGAGAAGTCGTCCGCGCGAGCAGCGGTGGGTCATGCGCGCGAGCAGCGGTGGGTCATGCGCGCGAGCAGCGAGGGGCCGACGGATTATGTCCGTCGGCCCCTCATTTACTTGGCGCCCTCGTCCTGGCTCTCTCGCAGCCATCGGTACAGGGTCACGCGGTCCACTCCGGCAGCCGCGGCGATTTCTCTCATCGCCGGTCTGTCCGGCGCGGCGCAGGCACGCAGGGTCTCGGCCTTGAGGGCGGCGTGAGCATGCTCAGCGGCGCTCTGCAGGCGCCGGAGACGGGTTAGGTCGGCGGTGGTCATAGGTAGCTCGTCTCGTCTGTCAGATCGTCACGGGTGAGGCCCAGGCGGTTGAGCAGGATGTCCTCTGCCTGCCGATAGGGCTCTGGCGATTCCCAGTCTGCGTTGGCGGGTATCTCTTCGGAGCCGTCTAGCGGCTCCCATACATCGGCCCATTCGCCAGTCCATTCCTCCACCACGACGTAGAGGATGTAGACATCCTCGCCGTCTCTCACGGAGTAGGTGTCGTGCCAGCTCAGGCGGCGCCATGTCTCGCAGTCATGGATCAGTAGGCCGACGTCCTGGCAGTCGAGGACGCGGCTGACGATGTACGAGTCCGGCACTCCGGCGCTGCATAGCCGGCGGAGCCGGGACTCTATGTCTCCTGGGTCGGCCCCGGGGTGCGATGCTGTGTCGGTGTAGTGCTCCGCGCAGAGTGCTGTGAGACGCTCATCAGCATCGGCGTAGGGGCAGGACTGTATGGCATGGTCGAGGGTGCCGCGGTACAGGTACGGCGGCTGCATCTCTCTCCAGCTCCTCCAGTGCGCTACGTCTATGAGCGTGGTCGGTGCCAGCATGGTGATTCTCCAATCGGTCAGTGGTGTGATCGTGCTCGGCGGGAGAGTCGAGCCCCCGCTACGGCCGTCCGGGATAGTAGCTGTATACGGCGGCCTGTGTGACGGCCTGGAGCTCAGCGAGAGCCTCCCCTACTCGTCGGGCCCATATCTCCTCGTGAGCCCTGAGAGAGTCGGCGAGCGCCCGGGTCACGGCGCCGTCGCCGTACTGCGTGTCGCGGTTCATGGAGACTGCGAGCTCAACGGCGAGGCGGACATCGTCCAGTGTGAGGGGCGTGCGGTCGCCGTCCTCGTCCTCGTAGCAGCCGTCTAGGTTGGAGACGAGGGGGGCGGCCCAGCGCGCCGCATCGTCCCGGAGGATCTCCTCAGCCGGATACTCACTGATGTAGTCGTAGATGTCTTCGGGTGTGTGGCCTGCCTGGGCGATGATCTGCTGTGCGATGCTGGTGGCGACGGCGATCCGAATGCTGAAGGTGGGGGCGGCGGTCACAGGGGCTCTCCTCTCTGTGATGGTGGTGGATATGTGAGTCAGGCAGCGGGCTCGATGATGAGTCCCAGCGTGTCAGTCATGGTGCCGATGTAGAGGCCAGCTCCGACGGCCGTGTCGATCGTGGCCAGCAGCTCCTTCACGGTGGCGCTGTAGCCGCTGACCATCTGGCCCATGTTGAGCCAGTCGCAGACGACGTCGGTGAGGGCGGCTGAGTCGTAGTCCCAGGTGGCGGTGTGGCCGCGGTCGTCGGTGACGGTGTAGGTGTCCATGTCAGTGACCCTCTCGGTGGTAGGCGGATGGAGTGATCGTGCCCCGGGCCGGAGTCGAACCGGCCTTTCGACCATCGGGGCTAATGGGGGACGTCAGTCATTGTCCCCCTCGTTGTCCTTCGTGAAGCGGGCCAGGAGCTCATCGGCGGCTGACAGAGCGGCCTCCAGGTCGAGGGTGCCTGGAGTTATGCTCTGCAGCTCGATATCACCGTAGAGGGCCGTGGGGTAGTCCTCCATCCATGAGTGCTGGTAGCGCCGATCGAGGTCCTCACAGTGCGTATATGCGGGGCTGATCCACCACCGGACGGAGAGTTGAGGACCGTCGAGGCTGCCCGTGTAGCAGTAGACGGCCGCGTAGACCTCACCTTCTGGCACTATGCCGATCAGCTCGCCCGAGCCGATGCGCCCCATCTCGTCCTCGTCCTCGACCTCGACTAGGTCGCCGTCGCAGTCTGCGATGTGCTGCGTCTCGGTGATGAGGTACTCGCGCGCTACGTCCTGCGCTGTGGGCCAGCCGTGTAGCTCGACGGCATCGAGGCTGTTGTAGAGGATGACCCAGCCGATCGGCTCCAGCGTGTCCTCGTCCAGAGCCTCTACTACGCCCCACAGAGTGCCGGGCTGGCTGAGGTAGTCGATCGCTTCCCGGGGTACATTCTCACAGGGCTCATAGATATGGCCGCCGTAGATGAGCCAATCGGAGTCGGGACTGTACGGGCGGAGGATGCCGCTCTCATCCTCGTGGGCGAGGAGATCGCTCTCTAGCTCCGGGCACTCCAGGTCGCCCCACACCTGGGACACTCCGTTCGGAGAGGCGATGATGGGCTTATGCCACGGCACGTAGTCGCCGGAGATGATGTCAGTGAGGTCGGGCTGCTGGTAGGGGTACATGATCGTGTCCTCTCGGTGGTAGGTGGTGAGGTATTTAGTTCCTCGGGATGTCCTCCCGATGGCTTAAGTGTAGCACCCCGCAACACCAGGACGCAACCCCGAATCTTACGCGTCCTGCGTCACATACTGATCGGCCCTTACCGACACAGCCAGCATGCATTGGAGTACCACCGTCTGATAGGATGCGCATACCTCTTGTGGTAGGAGTGATCGAGCGCCCCGGCATCAGCTGCAGATGCCGGGGCGCTTGCTGTGGAGGGTCAGGATGCGGTGTGTATGAGCTCGGTCGCCGTCTGGGCCAGGAGCTCCGGGGTGAGGTCGGTACTCCACGGCAGGACTCGTGAGGCGTGGTCCCCGGTCCACATGTTGGAGACATACAGGGCCACGCTCGTCGGGACATCGTCTGACCCCTGCACCTCGATCACGATACGGCGACGCGGAGCCCAGATCATGGAGGTAGCTCCGGCGGGCATGGGGACTCGCTTCGCCCCCGGCACCCGGTCGGCGAGGACTCGAGCCACGGTGTCTGATACGAGATGCTTATAAGAGGTGAACATCGGTCGGTGCCTTTCTATATGTGTCGGGTGAGTGATGCTGCGTCGGGTCACCAGCGGGCTAGGTCACGGCCGCCGATGATGAGGACGGAGTCTCCGCTGCCGTCGCCCTGACGGTCGCCGTGCCAGGTGCACACGCCCTGCCCGCTGCCGTCCTCCTCAGTGCAGTCGGGGGTGACCACCGAGGTCGCCATGCCTACGGCTGTCGTGACTCCCGTGAGGACGGTCTGCTCGACCGCCGAGACGGTGGCCTGCCCGATGGGGGTGGCCGCCGCGAGTCCAGGGGCCGCTAGGGCGATGATGGCGATTAGCTGCAGGAGATCGACGACGGTGCCCCGGGTACCGGTGGGGAGGGTGATGGTCTCGTGAGTGGCGGTGGGGTGAGTCATGATCGTGTCCTCTCGGTGGTAGGCGGATGGAGTGATCGTGCCCGGCGGGAGAGTCGAACCCCCGCTACGACCGTCCGGGCTGACCGGCCAGGTCAGACGCCGTGCTCGATGGCCAGGGCCTCCATGGCGAGGCGGCGCCCCTCCTCCATGACGGCGGTCTCGTGTGCCCGCATGGAGGCCACGAGAGCATCTGCCATGCGGCCATCGCTCTCGCTCTTGTCGTGGATCATGGCCTGCGCGAGAGCGATGCCAGCGCGGACATCGTCTACGGTGAGCTCGTGCTCGACGTCGCCGTCCACCCAGGTGCCCTCATCGGTGACGAGGGCTCCAGCCCATTCGATGGCGTAGTCCTCCATGATCTCGTTCATGGTGAGCTCATCCATGAGTTGGTGGACACCCTGGACGGTGGCGCGGAGGCCGGTGCCGACCTTGAGCCAGACGCCGAGGGCGATGTTGGTGGAGATGGCGGTCCGGTAGCTGAAGGCGGGGGCTGTGGTGGCGGTCATTGGAGTGGTCCTCTCTGTGGTAGGTGGGAGATTTAGTTGGGCTATCGGGTCCGTCCCGATGGCTCTAGTGTAGCGCCACGCAACACCGAGGTGCAAGTGGGTGTGTCGGAGAACACATCTCCGCCCCGGTGCTCCGGCCTAGCCCTGCCCCGGTGCTCCGGCCTAGCCCTGCCCCGGTGCCGCCGCCGCGCCCCCCCCC